GGAAGTTTAAAGGCTTCACATCAGAAATACCAGATTGGGTAAAAACAGAATCAAGCAAACGACTCGGAAATCCAGACCTTTGGGTCCACACACAACGTGGTGAAGAACCCGCACAAAAAGGCCAGTGGATCTCAATCAACCTGAGAGGCCACGTCGATATTCATAACGAAAAGCCAGAAGGTTGGATGAAAGAAATCCTGACAGGCGCAGCGTTCACAGTATTGGTGATCGCCGTTCTTGTCATAATGCTCGCGCTATGATATTTGTGAGCCACTGCTCGAAGCGGTCACGCCTGTGACCCGCCTCATCCCAAACTGGACCCACCCGGCTAGGTTTCGCACTGCAACGGTGGGTCTTTCTTTTTTAAATGATCTATCTTACATTGCAGTAAAACTGGAAAGGTCACCACATGACAAAGAAAAAGGCTGAAAATCCCGTTGGAAGACCAAGGTTTCAAATCACGCCTGAAGTGCTGGGACGCACAGAAAGACTTATGGCGCAGGGATTAACCAAAGAACAATGCTCCGCTGCACTGGGAATCCACTTAGCAACTTTCATGGTTTATCAGGCCGAAAATTCCGAATTTTCCGAAGCTATAAAAAGGGGGCAGGCCAGTGGCATTGATCAAGTAACCAACGCTCTGTTCGAAAATGCTACAGTTGAACGCGATAACACAGCCATCATCTTCTTTCTCAAAAACCGTGCAGGCTGGGTCGATAAAAAAGAAGTCGCAACAACAGTCGAACAAAAGCACGTCATAGATATTACGAGGATTAGCGATGACCAACTCAGCGCAATTACAGCAATTTTTGAACAGCCTAACGCTGGAGCAGGTCAGGGCAGAAAAGTACCGGAGATCATTGAGGGAGTTTACGAAAGCAGCTTGGCCGACGATTGAACCGGGCGTTGAGTTCAAAAACAACTGGCACATCGATGCAATCAGCGATCACCTCCAAGCCGTAGTCGATGGCGACATCAAGCGCCTAATCATTAACGTGCCGCCACGCCACATGAAATCTTTGTCAGTGGCCGTTGTGTTGCCTGCATGGACGTGGGCCACGCAACCGTCAAAGAAGTTCCTCTACGCATCCTACGCAAGCTCCCTGTCGATCAGGGATAGCACCAAGTGCCGAAGGCTGATCGATAGCCCGTGGTATCAGGCGCACTTTGGCGACAAGTTTAATTTGACCGACGATCAAAACCAGAAGCAAAGGTTTGAGAACGACAAGACTGGCTACCGCATTGCCACCAGTGTCGGGGGAGCTTTGACTGGGGATGGTGGCGACATCATCTGCATTGACGACCCGCACAACAGCGTAGAGGCCGACAGCTCCAAGGTGCGTGAAGGTGTCCTAGACTGGTGGGATCAGGCAATGCAAACCCGCCTTAACGATCCCAAGACAGGCGCGTTTGTCATCATCATGCAGCGACTGCACGAACAAGACCTGACAGGCCACATCTTGGCCAATCAGCTTGGCGATGAGTGGAACCACCTATGTATCCCAGCGCGATACGAAATCGGCCACCCAACTCCAAGCAAATCATTTCTGGGCTTCTCAGATCCACGCACAGCCGAAGGCGAGCTTCTCTGGCCCGAAAGGATCGATGAACACACACTGGCAACCCTAGAGCGTTCTCTTGGCTCCTACGCAGCCGCTGGGCAGCTACAGCAGCGGCCAAGCCCCAAAGGTGGCGGAATACTGAAGGCGTCATGGTGGGTTCCTTGGGAGAAGGAAGATCTGCCCGACATCGAATATGTCCTGCAATCTTGGGACACTGCCTTCGAAGCAAAGGAAAGCTCCAGCTTCAGCGCCCGTACAACTTGGGGCGTGTTTCGACACAAGGGGGCAATGTGCGCCATCGTGCTTGAAGCATGGTACGATAAAGTCAGCTACCCAGATCTGCGTAGGATCGCACAGGAATCTTACGAAGAGTGGGAACCAGACGCCGTCCTCATAGAAAAAAAGGCTTCAGGCCAATCCCTGCTGCAAGACTTGCGTATGGCTGGCGTCCCCGTATTGGCATATTCACCAGATCGTGATAAGGAGGCGCGCGCCCACGCATCAAGCGCACTTTTGGAAGACGGAAGAATATACTACCCAAGCTCCCGAAAATGGGCTAAAGATTTAATAGATATATGCGCTGCCTTTCCTGCACACCCCAACGACGATGTCGTTGATACATGCACACAGGCTTGGTTGCGACTGAGAAAAGGTTGGTTTGTTGGTCACTCAGAAGACCCAGAAGATGACGAACCTATGGAAAAACAAAGGATGACGCTCTATGGCTGAACCAGAAAACATTATCCCGTTTGCCGAAGGCGCTCCAGCCGACGAACTTATGATCGAACAACTTGCAGATGGCGATGTTCTCATTGGAGATCCAGAGCTGGATATGATGCAAGAGCTTGAAGACGCTGAGTTCGATCAAAACCTTGCCGAAGTAATCGATGAGCGCGAGCTGTCGCGCAAAGCGCAGGAGCTTATTGGCTTTTTCGAAAACGATAGATCAGCCAGATCCGAATGGGAAGAACGCTATAAGCAAGGCTTGAAAACTCTAGATCCAGATGGTGGACTAGATGAAAGCGAAGACCAACGCGCCACGCGAGGGTTGTCCGTTGTCATCCACCCAATGATCGCAGAGGCAGCAACCCAGTTTAACGCCAAAGCAATCGCAGAGCTTTACCCGTCAGGTGGCCCAGTCAAATCGGTCATCATTGGCGAGCCAGACGAAAAAATGGAAGCTCAAGCTCGCAGAGTTCGTGAGTTCATGAACTACCAAATCACGCAGGAAATGCCTGAGTATTTCCCTGATTTGGATCAAATGCTGTTTCACCTTCCCCTGATCGGTCACACGTTCAAGAAGGTTTGGTGGGATGCTAACCTTGATCGGCAGTGTAGCCAGTTCGTAAAGGCTGAAGACTTTGTCGTGGCTCCAGAAAGCAAAGATCTCTACACATCTCCGCGCTACACCCACGTCATTCGTATGCCAAAGAATGACTACAATCGATACGTCAAAAATGGATATTACCTGCCAACTTCATACACTGGCGATACAATCGACCCAGTGGATGACGTAGTAGGTCAGATCGAAGGCGTCGATGAATACGGCGATGACAGCAACGATGACGTAATGACACTGCTCGAAATGCACGTCTATGACTTGTTCGACGGCATCGACGGCGAGGAAATGGATGACGGCGATTTCGATGATAACGCTGTAGCAATTCCATATGTCATGACCATCGATTACGACAACCAGCGCGTTGTCAGCATTCGGCGCAATTGGAAGCAAGAAGATGAACTGAAAAAACGCCGTGACTGGTTTGTGAGCTATAAGTTCCTGCCCGGTTTAGGCTTCTATGGCTTTGGCCTGTACCACATGATTGGTGGCTTGGGTAAAGCAGCGACAGGATCTCTCCGCGCTCTGCTCGACAGTGCCGCATTCTCGAACATGCAGGGTGGCTTTAAGCTGCGTGGCCGCGTTAATGGCGGCGATATGCAGATCAGCCCCGGTGAATTTGTGGACATCGACAGTACCGTCGATGACGTAAACAAGGCCATCATGCCGCTGCCGTTTAAGGAACCAAGCAGTTCTTTGTTCAGTTTGCTTGGCTACATTGTCGAAGCTGGACAGCGTTTTGCCAGTACGGCAGATCTCAATGTTGGAGATGTTAGTCCAAACGCACCAGTCGGAACAACAATCGCCCTGATTGAGCAAGGTTCAAAGGCGTTCAGCGCAATTCACAAGCGCCTGCATTATGCACAAGGCCAAGAGTTTAAACTTCTGGCTGGCCTAAATGCAGAAAATCTGCCTGATGAGTTTAAATTCTCGCAGGCTGGAACGTCAGATACCATATATCGTTCTGACTTTGATGATCGCATTGACATTGTGCCAGTGTCTGATCCTAACATTTTCTCGACAGCCCAGCGCATCGCGCAGGCACAAGCCGTCTTGGAAATGGCGCGATCAGCTCCACAGCTCCATGATTTGTATCAAGCATACAAGCGGATGTATGAGGCGATCCGAATACCAAATATTGATGAGATCCTGAAGAAGCCTGAAGAGGCGGTTCAGATGGACCCAATTGATGAAAACATGAGCGTGATGTATGGCAAGCCAATTCGCGCTTTCCCAGAGCAGGATCACGAAGCGCACATCGCGGTTCACATGCAGTTCCTGCAAGATCCATCATTGGCAGGCAACCCCGGCGCGAAGCAAATGCAGCCAGTGTTAATCGCTCACATCGCAGAACACATTGGTCTTTTGTATCGTCAGCGCATGGAGGCAGGCATCAATATGCAAATGCCACCACTGCCAGATTTCAAAGATCAGAAGGTCAAGTTCAACGATGTAGATCCAGAGCAAGATCGCCTAATCAGCCAACGTGCTGCTCAAGTTGTGGCAGCATCGCCGCAAATGAAGCAGATCGAAGCGTTGCGCGGTATGGGACAAAAGGGTGGCCAGCAAGGAAATCCTTTGCAATACGCGCAGGAATTGGCCAAGCTGGAGACAGAAGCTCTGAAGGCGAGAACGCAGTCACAGATCCAATCGGATCAAGCGAAGGCGCAATCAAACATTCAGATCAAGCAGGCAGAAGCGCGGCAAAGCATGGAGATCGACGCGGCCAAGGCGCAGGCCGATATGCAGGCCAAGATCACCAAACTGGAGGCAGAGTTGCAGCTTGAG